GAATCAGCCATTTAATTCTCTCTATAAAAGACCATAATCAAAATTACTACTTCTTGCACTTTTAGCCATAGAAGATGGATTAGCATCCTCAGTATTATAAGACTCTCCAACTACAAAATCCCATTTTTCTGGAAAGTCATAATAAAAAATATCGCCGCGAACATCTAACTGCATATAAATCTTATAAGGGATACCAGGATATAAAAGATTAGTATTTAAGTCAAAGAAGTTGCCTTCAGAATCATAAGAAATATCAAAATCATTTACTTCAATATCATCTGTATATTTTTCTCTAATCTGAATTTTACCAGATTTAACAGTATAATTGTTCATCGCTGTACTGCTTCCAGTAACGCTCTTTAACGAAGTCGTTCTATCTTTTACGTTAACACGTATTCTTTGAATGGTACCAGGTTGAAATTTAGGTACAAGATTACTAAGTGTAATTTGATAATTGGCTGTCGTATAACTACTGTGGCCAGATGTAGGTAATATACAACTAAAACTAAAAGAGTCAGTTCTATATTCACCAGCAGTTGTAACCGTCCAACTGTCAGTAAAGGAAGTGGCACCAGAAACACCAATGTTTATGCCTGTTAATCCAGCAGCAGCAGTTTCAGTTCCTGCATCGCCAACATTTATTTTATAAATACCTTTTGACGCGCGAGCCGCTGATACCGCGATGCCTAAATAAATTCCAGTACTACCTGCAACTGTCGCATTACCATCTGCACTTAAAGTTACATGGCCAGGAAACGGGCCGGTTCCATTTAAATCAGTCAATGCTCCATCAACTACACTATAATAATATAGAAGACCAGACTTAGAAAACTTTATGCTTTTTCTATCATCTTTAATAGCTCCAGGCCATTCTAATTGTAGATAAGGTGCATTTTGAGTATTTGTTTCTCTACTATAAAATTTCTTAGAATAAAAATTATCAGCTGAAACAGAGGTAGCGACTCCAGCTGCGGTAGCTTCAGTAGCATCTTTACATTCTTCTGCATCAGACATTCTTAAAAGAAAACCATGATCTGCAGATCCTCCATTCGCAATAGAAGTTCCAGTTGCATAATTAAGAAATGCCTTAAAATAATCAGTGACTTCTATTTTTAAATTTTCTTGTCCATTAACAAAACTTGCTGATCCAGAATTAGAATCATAAACCGCATCATCATAACCAAGAAAATTATTTGCTCCTGTAGTTCCATTACTGTCAGTCCAAGGTATTAAATTTGTGGCCGACAGCGCATTCGCGAATCCTGTATTGCTAAAATTATCATTATCTAATCCGCGGCCTTGAATCCAATTGGATGTAAGAGGAAAAGACCATATATCAAAATTTTCAGGTACTGTATCAGTAGATGGCGTATTAAACATATAAATATAAGCTGACACAGTAGTATCAGTTCTAGGGTCTGGATATTTGCCCGTACTCACAATACCTGCACTCAAAGAAGTAAGACCAAACTTTAAAAGCATCCTAGCCCATTCTTTTCTATCATCGCGGCGATTATTGATTTTATTCCATACTTCTAATACTGGTGTTAAACCAAAATTAGCTGTAAGGGAATATTCAGTAATCCAAGTATCTATTTGTGAAAATGCTCTTGCGTAGCTCATTTTATTCTCTCATTAGTATCCGCCGCCACCAGCCGCAGCACCAGCGCCACCGCCTTGTGCAGCAGCCGTAGATTGATCAGCAGTTCTTCCTATAATATCAAAATTAGGATATCTTAATTCCCACACCATATCTTGAGGAAATTTAATAATACCACCATTCGTATTGGCATTTATATCAAATTCTGTACCTGAATAAGTGCGAGTATCTACAACATTCACTCTATTATTAACAATTAAATTAGGTACTGACATAACTTTTTGTAATGATTGTAATCTTGCTTGAGCATCTGGAATTACAATAGTATCATTAAAATTAGTTCGTGCTGTTTCAAATATTCGCTGTAATAATAAAATACATTCCATCATAGCTTCTTGCTCATTAGCATCAGCTTGAGGTACAATAGTAAATTGTACGCTTATATTAACAATTCTTCCCGGAGATATTCTAACTGTATCTGAGAATGACCTAAACTTTCTTATATAAGTTTCTATATTATTTTTAACAACCCCTGAAGGATTAGTTAAATTACCAATTGAATTTCTTGTAATCAAAAAAAGTTCAACTCCTAAACTGTTGTTAGGATCTTTTCGTACAAAACTTCTAAATACAGTACCAAATTGTGACGGCATAGCCATAATTCTAGCTTGATAATCTTGTAAAGTAACACAGCGCATTTGAGATGCCATATTACCTACTGAATTTTCCCTAATAGAAGCAATGCTTTCTGCTTCTTCACCACCACTAGCTTGATCATAATTAGTGCAAGATATACTCTCATATATATCTGTAGTAGTAACCGCTGAAATAGAAGTTAAATTAGGTTTTGCAAATTCAACTTGTTTATTAATAAATCTATTTAAAGTTTTTGCTCCTACATTAGAAGCGACACCACCACCAGCCCTATAATTAATAGTTAAAACAGTATTTTGAGGAGCTACTCCCAACGACTTTGTTTTTAAAAAATTTGTTGAATCGATTGCCACCGGAGCAAATCCAGAAGGCGATCCCCTTAAAGTAGGAGGTAAAACAAAATCGTTAGGGTTGGGAATAATTTCACTATCTTCTTCCATTAAAACTCCTGGTCCAAAACGAACAGAAGTTAACCCAGTAGGTTCTCTCTCTACAACATATCGTTTTGGAACTCTTCTTAATCTCATTATATATCCGGCATCTCCAGAACTACTATCTGTATTAACTTCACCGGTAAAAATTGTATCTGTAGCTAAATTATCTACTTGAAAATATTCACTACCATCAGCGCCCGACACAGAAACAACTTCATTAATATCAGAATCTGGAAGAGTTATTTTTAAAAACTTAATAGCGGCACCTGCTGTATATTGAAAAACTTTAGAAATACCCGCAACTGCTGATACACCACTTACTGTAACAGTTGTAGTGCCCCCTGCAGTATTAACAATTCTATCTTTAGCTTGTGTAAAATTTACATCACTTAACGTTTCAAAAGAAACAATAGGCTCAAAGTTAGTAAAAACTGTAGCACCTTTCTTGAGCACAAATAAAGTATCACCAGAAGTAGAGTCAGTCATATCTGCACTTATAGATAAATTAACAATTGCTGGCGTGGTATTTTTAGGAGTATATCCAAAATTTTGAGCCAAAGAAACTATATTTTTTGTTTCAACTGCGCGATTAATATAAGCTTCATTTACTTGTCTATCAATATTAAAACTTAAAACATCTCCTACGTAAGCCATTAATTCTAATAAAGCCATTCCCCCTGACGCATCATTAAAATCACGCCAATCACTAGGAAAATGTCTCTTCACATAATCTATAAGATCAGTCTTGATAGATTCAAAATCTTTAGATAAATAATTAATATCTCTTGTTGGACTTCTTGATGGCATTTTTTTTCTCTAATTATGAAGTTGGATTATTTACACCAATATTAATTGTATCTACTATAGCACTTTGATCAGTTATAGTATAATCCATGCTTATCCTTATTTTATTATTACCCAACTCTGGCTCTTCATCTTGCGTTATCATCCTTATATTAATTACTCTTATATAAGATAAATATTGTTTTATTGCAGATTCTATGTCTAATCTTAAATTTTCAAAAACTTCATCTTTAATTTCGGGTTCAAATAATTGACCGTTAAGATTTGCAATATCAGTTCCCATTGGAGCATGCATCAGGCGTTCACCCTTGCGTGTTAACAAAAGTATTTTAATATTTTCTCTAACCGCACTAATGGTATCTGTATTACCTTGAAAAAAACCTCGTCTATAAGACTTTAGCGGAAACTTTAAATTAATAGAGTTTATAGGGGCTGCATATCTTTCTTTATTAGCAATAACTTGTTGTCTATCTTGATCACTAGATATATATCCATCTGGATAAAAAGGATCGACAACTGTTTCGCCCTCTATAAATCTTTCTCTTGGCATTCTATACTCTCACTTAATTAACAAATTGATGTTTACTTAAAAAAGTTGCTATTTTTAATGATAATGCATTTAAATTTTCTTGTTGATTTTCAAAAGAAATCATAACTTTTTCTAAAGAATCACTAACAGCAGATGTTTTCTCTCCTAACTCAGTTAAAGTTTTGTCTTTCTCTATAGAAATTTCTTCTTCTATAGAAGTTTCTTCTCCTGTTGGCATAAAGCCATTGCCAGCGGTGGCCTGCCCACCGGCTGAAGCACCAAATAATGGATCAATATCTTTTTTACCAAATAATGGATCAATAGCTTTTTCAGGTTCTACATTTAATTGTATAGGGGCAGAAAATCTTGGATCTTCTGCACCTCCAATAATCGCTTCAAAATTAATTTTTTGTTTTATTCTTCTAATTTTTATACGACCCGGAGTAATTGTTGGTGGTGATGGTACACTAATTGTACTACCAGGAACGTTAGTATAACTATATATTGGTTGTGATCGCTTGCCCCAGCCAAGTGGATCATTAATTATTCTAGTTCCAGTTTGTATGCGTATCCTTTTAGATGGTGTTCGGACAATCTGAGGCGGATTTTGTTTAATCTTTGGCTCTGTCCTATATAAATCTTTACTTTTAATTTCTTTTTCCAAATTTAATTCTATTTTAGGCAAAGCGTGTGTATGATCTACAAAAGCGTCTAATAAAACTTGAGTAGTTTGAGCAAAACCTTGAACTGTAGTCAAAACTTCTTTTAATAAATTATAAGTTTGTTGTTGTTGATTAACTAATTTTTCACCCAACACCTGTCTATAAAGAGCACCAGATATTTCTTTTGAAGATATATTATAAATTTCATCAGCAATATTTGCAATTATAGATCTATCTTCAGCTTGTAAATTACCTTGTTCTTCACCATTTACACTTTGAAAATTATAGTCACCCAACCTTTTAATAGAAGAATCAACAAAATGTATAGTTTTAGTACTTGTTTTTCCAATAGAAGGATCAAAACTTTTTAGAGTTTTTTTATTTGGTGGTAAATTAATATCTGGATCAAACACTTGTGTATATTGAGTTACTTCTTCCGTATCTTCATCTATGTCTGTAGAAAGAACGGAAGCATTATCAAAAACCTTATTATTAATTCCGTCACCTACATAATTAAAACTATTTTTAATTTCTTTTGCACCAAGTTGACCTGGAAGACTAATACCTTGTTCTAAAACTCCCATTTTATTATTTCTATTAAAAGAATGCCTAAGATAAGTTTTACTTCTACCTTGTTGAACTACATCACCAAAAATAAGCGGAATAGATATATTACTTGTTTCATCTGAAGGCATCATATGCTCATATTTTTTTCTTAATTTTCTTACATCGAATGAAAAACCATATCTAAATTCATTATTTGTCGCTGTATCATTGGTGGCAATATAATCCCTAGCATAACTAATATTTAATGGAGTAGAATCATTAACTCTGCCAATATAATATCCAACTGAAGATTCCTCAGCACTTTCTTTTAATATTAAAATTTCTTCTCCTATTTCTGGTATACATAAATTAT